TAATCAATGTTTTGATGAAGATCAACCACAACTTAAACTAGGTCAAATAGATACTAGTGATAAACAAAGTCTTTATAATCCTAGAGTAGATACAGGAGAAGAAGAATCAACAACATATTTTGCTTTCGATCCAATAGGTGGTGGTGTTTCTGAATTTGGTTCTCGCACTATGGGATTAGATATTAAAGGTGAAATAGGTAAAGTAACAGTGAGCACATCATGAGTTGGACATATACAACATTAAAATCAGCAATACAAGATTATACGCAAAATACAGAATCAACATTTGTTGCTGACTTAGCAATAATTATTACTCAAGCAGAACAAAGAATTATTAAGTCTGTTGAGTTACCAAATTTTAGAAAAAATGTAACTGGAAATTTAAGTTCTGGTAATCAATATTTAGCCACACCAAGTGATTATTTATATCCTTATTCTTTAGCTACTATAGACACTGATGGTAATTATACTTATCTACTTAGTACAGATGTAAGTTTTATAAGAGAGGCTTATCCTGCAATTGCTACAACAGGAAATCCAAAACATTACGCACAATTTGATGACAATACATTTATTGTTGGTCCAACCCCAAGCTCATCACTTAATGCAGAATTACATTATTTTTATATACCTCAATCAATATCAGCAACATCTGATGGTACTAGTTGGCTAGGAACAAATGCTCCAGAAGTATTGCTTTATGCTTGTTTATGCGAAGCCTATACCTTTATGAAAGGTGAGCCTGATATTCTTGTAAACTATGAAAAAAGATTTCAAGAAGGATTGCAAAGACTTACACTAGAATCAGATGGATATAATAGAAAAGATGCTTACAGAGATGGACAACGAAAAATTAATGTCTAATGAGCCTATTAAAGAATTAGAAGGTAAGAATGTTGCAATAGTTGCTATGGGTCAAAGTCAAATAGACTTTCATTTATCACAAACACACAGCGTAGAATTTGATGAAGTATGGGCAATAAATGCAATGATAGGTGTTTTACCTAATATTGATAGAGCATTTATCTTAGACCCAATGAGTAGATTCCTAGATACAGAAGATGCTGGAACAATGACACCTATGATGCGTAGGCTTTTGCCTAAATGTAATTTTCCTATTTATACTTGTGAGTTAGATAACAGAGTTCCTTCTGCTATTGACTATCCAATAGAATCAATAGTAAGTGATTTAGGCTGCTCATATTTTAATAACACAATTCCTTATGCTATAGCTTTTGCTTTATGGAACAAAGTTAAACAGCTTTCTCTTTTTGGCATTGATTTTACATATAGAAGCAATATGCATTTTGCAGAAGCAGGTAGATCATGTACTGAGTTTTGGTTATCTAAATGTATTGATGCAGGAATACAAATAGAAGTAGCACCTAGATCATCGTTGCTTGATATGGATATACCAATGCAAGAAAAACTTTATGGTTATCACAGACTTAATGATCCAAAGATAACTTATCAAGATGGTCCAAACATGAGTGTTTGTAAACTGTCAGAAGTTCAAATACAAGAAACGCCTAAGCCAGTTGGCATAATTAATAGAAATGATTTAGAATTAAATCCTGTAGAACCAGAGAAATATTAATATGTTTTCATTAAAAACCGATATTACAGTAGGAAATTTAGGTGTTACCACAACGGATAATGGTGGTCATAGCATAGACACAATTGCAGAAATGGCAACAAACAAAATTATTTCTATCAGTGATAAAGCTGATCCTATGATCAAAGCACAAGCTCACGCTTTTAAAGATAGAACAAAAATGGTTATTGCATACTATATTAAAGAAGGAATTGAAAATCATCTTTGCACAGTATGTAATGAATTAGAAAAACAAGGTCATAAAGACCTAGCAAATATTATTAGGAGACTATAATGGCAATAACACAATCGATGGCAACAAGTTTTAAAAAAGAACTATTAGAAGGAAAGCATAACTTTTTAGCTTCTGGAGGTAATTCTTTTAAACTAGCTTTATATACAAGTTCAGCAACAATGGGTGCAGCTACCACAGCATTTACTACAACTAATCAAGCGGCTGGAACTAATTATAATTCTGGTGGTTCTGCATTAACTAATATTAATCCAGCCACATCAGGTACAACAGCTTTTACAGATTTTGCTGATCTAACTTTTGGTACAGCTACAATTACAGCTAGAGGATGCATGATCTATAACGATACTAATGCTGATAGAAATGTTGCAGTATTTGACTTTGGTGGAGATAAAACTTCTACAGCAGGTGCATTTACTATTCAATTTCCTACAGCAGATGCATCTAACGCTATTATAAGAATAGCTTAATTTAGCTTATGGCTAATATAACTGGTTGGGGTAGAGGTACTTGGGGTCAATTAACCTTTGGTGAACCTTTACCTGTTGCTTTAACAGGAGTAGCAGCAACCACAGCAATAACTAGTGTTGCTATAAGTGCTGGTGGTGATGTTGGAGTTACAGGAACAGTAGGTACTACTTCTTTAGGTAACGAATCACCAGTTACAAATAATGTTTTACCAGTCACAGGTTTTACAAACACAACTGCAATTGGAACAGTAGCTGTACAAGCAGTTGCTATTGTTGGAGTATCTGCAGTTACATCTACGAGTGGTCTTGGTGATGAAAGTATTATTAGTAATAACTTTCTTAATATTACACTAGGAGCAGCAACTTCTTCATTAGGCGTGGTAGCTCCAATAGCAGCAGCAGATGTAGATATAACAGGTTTAGTGACAACATTAAATTTAGGAGAAGTTCATATTTGGAGTTTAATAGATGACTCTCAAACACCATACTATTCAATAGTAAGCGATTCACAAACTCCAAATTGGAGTGAAGTTGCTTAAAGATTATATTATAATTAAAACGAGGAAAACAAATGGCAAGTTCATATGTAAATGATTTAAGACTTAACGAAATGGCTACTGGTGATGCCAGTGGTACATGGGGAACTACAACCAATACAAATTTAGAATTAATTGGTGAAGCATTAGGTTATGGCACAGAAGGCATTACAACCAATGCTGATACTCATACTACTACAGTAGCAGATGGTGCAACTGATCCAGGTAGAGCCATGTATATCGAATACACAGGCACATTAGACAGTGCTTGTACTATTACGATTGCTCCTAACACACTTAACAGAATGCACTTTATCGAAAATGGTACAAGTGGTTCTCAAAATATAATTATTAAACAAGGCTCTGGAGCTACTATTACCATCCCACCTGGAGATGTTAAAGCAGTTTACTTAGATGGAGCAGGAAGTGGAGCAGCAGTTGTTGACGCTTTTGCCAGTCTTAATGTTGTTGACCTTAAAGTACAAGACGATCTTACAGTTACAGATGATGTAATTATTGGTGGCGATATAGACCTAGAAGGTTCTATAGATGTTAATGGCACAGCTAACCTAGATATTGTTGATATAGATGGTGCTGTAAATATGGCAACTACTGCTCTTGTTACAGGCGTACTGACAACAACCGCAGCTACAGTTTTTAATGGTGGGTTTGCTAGTAATGCTGACTCAACCATGGGTACTGACAATAAAATATTGTTTAGAGATGCAGCAATTCATATAAGTTCTAGTGCCGATGGTCAACTTGACCTTGTTGCAGATACAGAAATTCAGATAGTTGCAACTACTATTGATATTGACGGAGCAATTAATGCTAGTGGTGAAATTATTGCCGCATCTTTAGATATCTCTGGTGCTATAGATGTAGATGGTACAGCCAATCTTGATGTAGTAGACATTGATGGTGCAGTAGATATGGCAAGTACCTTGGCAGTAGCAGGTGTAGCAACAGCAGCAACTTCAGCAAATATTACAGAAGGAGCTTTGGTAGATGGAACAACAGCTTGGGATGCAGCAGCAAAAGCTAACGCAACCTTAGTCTTAGAAGAAAACACAACCATATCAGCTCCAAGTAACGCAGTTGCAGGAGCAATCATTAGTATCGAAGTAGCTCAACACGCAACTTCAGGACCTTACACTTTAGCATGGAATACAGTATTTGAGTTTGCTTCTAGCACAGCTCCTACTATGACAGCTACAGATGCTAAGACTGATATCTTTAGTTTTAGATACAATGGTTCTGTTTGGCAAGAGATCGGCAGAAGCCAGAATATGGCACAAACTTAATAATCTATGGAAGTATTACAACGCACAGCTAATCGTGGAAGCATATCTACTGATTCTTATGAAATTGATAACTCTTTAAAAATGGAATCTGATAATAGTGAGTCAATGAATAGAACACCTAGTTCATCAGGAAATAGAAAAACTTGGACTTTAAGTTTTTGGTTTAAAAGAACTGAACTTGGTGCTACTGAAAGGCTTTTTGAAGCATGGGATGGAAGCACAGGAACTTCAGCTTTATTTGATACTGCAAACAAATTTTTACTTGACCTTACAGCAGGTGGTAACTATTTTACTTCTACAGCAGTTTTTAGAGATACTTCTGCTTGGTATCATTTTGTAATAAGAGTTGATACTACACAAGGAACAGCATCAGAAAGAGCAAGAATATATGTTAATGGTTCAGAATTAGCAGGTTCTTGGAACTCTAATATAGGACAAAACACAGACTTAACTTGGAATCAAAATGTTGTACATTATTTGGGTGTATTTCATAATACTGGTAACTTTGTTAATGGTTACTACGCTGAAATAATTAATGTAGATGGAACTTCACTAGCACCGACAGCGTTTGGTGAAGTTGATTCAGCTAGTGGTATTTGGAAGCCTAAAGCAGCAAGTCCTACTTATGGTACTAATGGTTTTAAATTAGAGTTTAAAACTGCAGGTGGTTTAGGAGCAGATACAAGCGGTAATGGACATACTTGGACATTAAACAACATAGCAGCAGCCGACCAAGCGACTGACACACCTACTAATAATTTTTGTACTTGGAATCCTTTATGGGTATATGCTTCACAACCAGTAATTAGTGAAGGTGCTACTAAGGTTAGAATTGGTGATTCAACAAACGAAGGTGCTAAAGCCACTATAGGTTTAACAAATGGTAAATGGTATTGGGAAGCAAAACCTGTTGGGACTATTGGTGCACAACAGATAGGCATACAAACAGACGGAGACAGCAACATATCAAGTAATGCTAATAGTACTGCAAATAATTACGGCATGTGGATAAACGCTACTGGTAGATACTATACTTATGCAGATAGCCAAACTGAAAGTGCAGACCAAGGTTGGGATTTAACTGCAAGTGATTGGCTTGGTATTGCACTAGATATGGACAGTGGCACACAAACAATTAAATTTTATAAAAACGGAAGTTTAATACAATCTTTAAATCTAATTTCAGACATGCAAGGGCGAACAGTTTTTCCATTTTTAATGAATTATGAGAATAGGTCTTTTGATATAAATTTTGGTGGCTATACAATTAATACAATCTCAAGTGCAGCAAGTGATGCCAACGGCTACGGAACTTTTGAATACGCACCCCCATCAGGCTATTTATCTATTTGCACAAAAAATTTAGCGGAAACAGGATAATGGCTTATACAAATATAGATGACCCTTCAGCATATTTTCAGACTACACTTTATACTGGTGCAGGTGCAGGTCAAACTGTTACCAATGGGGGCAATTCAGACTTAAAACCTGACTTTCTTTGGATAAAAAGAAGGAACGCGGGATATGGTCATGTTTTAGTTGATAGCAATAGAGGTTTAGGCTCAAGCAATCCACCTTATTTAGCAAGTGATGCATCTGATGCTGAAAACTCTAATCAAAACTGGATTAGTGGAGTAGGTACAGATAGTTTTACTATTGGCATTAATGAACAAAACTTATCTAACACTTCTGGAACTTATGTAGCATGGCAATGGAAAGCCAATGGTGGAACAACGGCTAGTAATACGACAGGAAATGGTATTGACTCTACTGTTCAAGCAAATACAACAGCAGGTTTTAGTATTGTTACTTACACAGGTAATGGTACACAAAGCGGACAAACAGTAGGACATGGCTTGGGTGCTGTTCCTAAAATGATTATTTCTAAAGATAGAAATGCATCGTCTAATGTTCCTAATTGGCGTGTTTATACTGTGGGCATGGGTAACACTAAATATTTAGCTTTAGATACCGCTGCAGCTGCTTCAGTTTTTAACGATTGGGATAATACAACCCCAACATCTTCAGTATATTCAGTAGGTGGTGCAGGTGGTTATACTCCAACAAACAACAATAACACTCCTTATGTAGCTTATGTATTTGCAGATGTTCAAGGCTACAGCAAGTTTAGCAGCTATGTCGGTAATGGTTCTGGAACTAGTGATGGAACTTTTAATGGTCCATTTGTCTACACAGGATTTAAACCTGCTTGGGTAATGGTGAAAGCAGCAAGTTCTTCAGGTGGTGATGAATGGGTTATTTGGGATAATAAAAGACCTCGTTCAAACTCTACAGGCAATTATATAAATAATAAACTGTATGCAGATACCACAGCAGCAGAATCAGGCGATGTATATGATGCAGTAGATTTTTTAAGCAATGGTTTTAAAATAAGAACAGGCAGAGGTGGTGCAAATACTTCTGGCAGAACATACATCTACATGGCATTTGCAGAAAATCCATTCACAACATCAACAGGTATTCCAACAACAGCAAGATAGAGGTAAGATAATAATATGTGGGCATTAGTAGAATCAGGAAGTGTTAGCAAAGTCTATACACGACCAACAAAATTAACAGTAGGAGATATTCAATATCCTAGCAACATCTTTATGCTTTGGACTAGCTCTGAGCTAGAAGCCATAGGCATTTATGAAGTTGTAATAGACAACACCAATTATAAAGACCCTGAATATTACATTAATACTAATCAGTCTTTTGCATTTGGGAGTGGCAAAGTTACAGCTACTTATGGGACAGCTACAGCAAAACAGTTAGACGATACAACTAATGATGATGGAGTTGTTACTAGAGGTTTAAAATATACACACTCTCAAACAATAGACCAACAAGCCTATGGGTTATTACTACCTAACGACTGGATGGTAGTCAAAGCTACTGAAACAGGTGGCTCAGTTGCGAGTGATTGGACTACCTATAGATCAGCAGTTAGAACAGCAGCAGCGAGTATGGTAACCAAGATAAACGCAGTATCAGATGTAGATGCTTTAGCAGCACTCTATGTTTACAATGATGCTACCCCACCAGTTAGACCATTAGGGGAGTTTCCTAATGTGCCAAGTTCATGATTTATGAAATTGTTAATTTGGTTATAGGAGTATCTGTAATATCAAGTATTATAGTTTTGTTAATGGGCGATAGTGACAATCACCCTCTTTAGGAGATAAATATGTGGAAAAAAATTAAAGACTGGTTTATGGATGGCTACGAAAGAGTCAGAGCTAGAAACAGCAAAGGTCAATACATTAAAGACGACCCTAAAACCAAAAAAAACGAAGCCTACACTCTTAGAAAGAAAAAACCTATTAAAAAATAACATGGCTACCACAAAAGAATCTTTTGCTAAAATAGAAGCACACGAAAGAGAATGCACTATTCGATATGAAAATATTGAAAAAAGATTAGATCAAGGGCAAATAAGATTTAATAAGTTAGAAAATATGATCTGGGGATTATATGTTCTTCTTATTGCATCAGGTGTTCTTGCAGGTATGTTCGGATGAGTAGAGCTAAAAAATCAACAGTAAACAAAGCAGGTAATTATACAAAACCTGCTATGCGTAAAAGAATATTTAGTCGAATTAAGTCTGGAAGCAAAGGTGGTGGAGCTGGTCAATGGTCTGCTCGTAAAGCACAAATGTTAGCAAAAGCATATAAAAAAGCAGGTGGCGGATATAAGTAATGTCTTACTTAATCAGCAATATACCGCATTTTAAATGTTGGGTTAGAAAGGAATTTACTACTAATCATCAACATGGTCATGGAGAATACTTACACGCATTAGCAATAGCTGTAAATACTATTCCAGATAGGTCATTAAGTTTTCAAGTAGTTTTTACTGGATGTGAAGCTGAAGATGATGAATCTAATATACATGGTGGTGCAATGTGGGCAAGAATGCCTATACAAGCTCTTGTAGCGGATATACCTGTTGCAGAGTGGGCATTACCCATGGAAGATCATTTAGCTCAACCTTGGGACTGTGAGGCTAGAAATCATTCTGTGATTGTTATGGACAGAGTTAGCTCTAGTCCTTGGATATGCAAAATTAATAATAATTTTTATAAAGGCAAATATTTATTTACTGTAGATTATACTGATAATTCTATTGCTGATTGTCCTGCACAACATAAACAATCTCATGTTATATATATTACAGAAGATTGTGAATGGAAAGGCAATATAGTAGCACTTCCAAATAATAGAGTTAGAGCTACTAGTCCTGCTTTATGGGTTACAGGAGAAGGTCCTCCAGACTTTGCTCCATCACAACACATACATTCAGCAGAAGGTCATGAAAGCTATCTTGACCCACTTACAACATTTAACAATTTATACAGCGAAGGACCAGAAACAAATGAAACTTAATAGACGACAAAAAGAAACTTTGCAAAAACATAGCAAACATCATACAAAAAAACATATGGATGAAATGGTTAAGTCTATGAAAACAGGAACTAAATTTAATAGTGCTCATAAAAAAGCTCTTAAAAAAGTAGGTAAATAATGCCTCTAAAAAAATCTCAAAGGTCTTTAAAAAAATGGACAGGAGAAAAATGGACAACTCCTAGCGGTAAAAAATCTTCAAAAACTGGTGAAGTTTATGCACCAAAAGCTCAAATAGATAGACTTAAATCAACCTCTAAAGGCAGAAGTAAACTTGCAGCAGCTAACAGAAAAAAAAGACAAGCTACTGCTAAAGGCAAACAACACGCTAGACATGGTTTACACAAAGGAAAAAAAAGATAATGGAAGAAATACAAACTAAAAAGGTTAGTCTTGAATTAGAGATAGATACTAATATTAATAATACAGGTGCAAACCCATATCAAAAATCAATTCATTTAGCTAAAGCAGTAGATGCTTGGCGTATATTTCCACGCTTATTTTTAAGTGTGTATATGTTTTTATTATATTACTCAACTATGTGGTTTATGGGATTAGAAGAACCTAGCTTAGAACAATCAGGTCTTATATCTATTATTGTAGGTGCAGGAGCTGCATGGTTTGGTTTATATTCTGGCACTTCATCTAGCTCTAAATCTTTTAAAGGCGATCAGTAATGTATGAATATGGTTGTACAGTCACTAGGGTGGTTGATGGCGACACTATTGATGTTGTTCTTGATCTTGGCTTTTCTATTCTTCACAAGTGTCGTGTACGTCTTTATGGGATTGATACACCTGAATCAAGAACCAGAGATAAAGATGAAAAACTTAGAGGAAAATTAGCTTCAAAATATTTAAGCGATGCTATTCACAATGGCACTAAAGTATTATTAAGGTCAAAGTTAAAAGATTCTAAAGGCAAGTATGGTCGTGTATTAGGGGAAATTATTGTAGATGACATTAACATTAATGTATCTATGATAGAAAACTATTTGGCTGTTGAATATCATGGACAAAGTAAAAATGATATTGAAGTAGAACATTTAGTAAATAGAAACAAACTTATAGAACTAGGAGTGTTTACCCCAAATGAAAAGTAATATTTACCAGTCAATTATATTTTTAGGAATTATATTTTCTGCAAATTCATTTGCTCAATCATCACAGCAATCTGGTACAGCTTGTGTCAATGGTTCTCAGTATTGTGAAAACAATAGTTTAGATACAGTCAATACAACTACAACTACTAATACAAATACAAATACAAATAATAATACGAATACAAACACTTCGACTGCGACTAACACAAACAATAATTCTAATACTAATGTTTCTACAAACACCAATACTTCAACGAATACAAACGCAAATACCAATCAAAATACGAATTTGAATACAAATGTAAATACTTCTACAGCTAATTCAACTTCAAACAATACTAATACAAATAATAATGTTAATACCTCTACATCTAACTCAACAGTTAATTCTACTGTTAATCAAAATGTAAATAATACAAACAACAGCACTTCAAATAACACCAATCAGAACACAAATGTTAATCAGTCTACATCTCAAAGTGATGTAAAAACTAATAACAAAAATGTAAACGAAAATAACAGCAAGTCTGATAATACTAATCGAAACATTAATGAATCTAATTCAACTCAAACGATTAATCAGAATGTTAAAAGCGAAGCACCACCTGCTTCAGCTATTGCTCCAAGTATTATGAGTTACAGTCAGGACCTTTGCACAGTAGGAAGATCAGCCGCTTTCCAAGGGCAAATTTTTGGTTTTTCAGGTGGTAAAACTGTTACAGATCAAAACTGTGAAAGGCTAAAATTATCAAAATATCTCTACGACATGGGTATGAAAGTAGCATCAGTTGCCTTGTTATGCCAAGACGAAAGAGTATTTAAAGCAATGAGAATGGCAGGTACGCCATGTCCATATGAAGGCAAGATAGGTAAGGAAGCATCGGCAGAATGGGATAAAAATAAATCTAAAAGACCTGATG